TATTTCCGTCAGCTCCAATCAGGGTGAACGGCTGCCCTTTCGGGACGTGAACGCCGTCCATATCCACATGGTTCTGTCTCGGGTCGTTCCGGTATGCTCCGGTGTGTTTCCACATCTTCTCCTCGACGGCCGGGCTCTGGATGTAGCTTTCGAGCTGCGCATATCCGTGCGCCCGGAGCACCTCCGTCAGGGCCACGCGCCTCGCGCGGTAGCCCGGGGAGCGGATACCGCTGTCTGCAATGAGGTTTGCGACGTCGTTGATGCCCTTGCCGTCGTTCAGGCCCTTTTTCAGGACTGCCTCGATTTCGGTCTCGGTGTCCAGCTTCATAATGTCGGCGAGGTCGCTGCTCCACGAGCTTATCCAATCGGTTGTCCGCTTGGTGAGCTTCGTAACGGTGAGCTCTGCATCCGTTTTCTGGACGTAAGCCTCAACATACGTCGGCATGATGGTGGAAAACTGAGTATGGAAAACGTCGAAGAGGTCCCGCGACAGCTTGCTCTTGTTCTTAAACTTCGGCCAGTTGTCCTTGAAGAAAGTTTCAAGGTCGATGGCGTCCGCCAGCTCCTTGAGGAGGTCGTCGGCGTTGTCCTCGAGGAGCTTCGTCACGACCTCCTCGATTTCGTCCACGGTGTTCAGGCTCTCTTTTGCCTTGAGGTATCCCTCCATCGTGAGCTGCTCGTACAGGTCGTTTTCTGCTTTGGCGAGGTATGCGTCGATGGCCTTGATTAGTGGTCCGCAGCGTAAGCACTTCACTCCGCGTCGCCCTCCTCCTGTTTCATGTCAGACAGCAGGCGGCGGACCTCTTTCATCACGGCGACGAGCTCCGTCTCATTAGCGGCTGCCGCTTTCTGAATCTGGCCGTCGAGCTGCTCCTCCACGCTAGGCTCGCCCTGCTGGGCGTTCTGCGTAGGCTTTGCCTCCGTCTGTGCGTTTTCCTTACCGGCGTCCGAACTGCCATTCTGCGCCACGCTGGGGCTGTTTCCGGCCACGGCGAGGGCTGCGGCTCGCTGCTGCGCGTTTGTAAACGCAAGAGGAACGTCGCCCCACTCCTCCGGGAAGTCCTCCGAGGTCTCGCCGAGGGCCTTGTACAGGACGCTCTTTGCCTTGTTCGGGGTGAGGCCGCCCGCGTTGTTGCAGACGGTCAGCAGCTTGTACAGGTCGTCCGGGTTGGAAACGTCCGGCGCGCGGAAGAACACCTCGACGTACTTGAACTGATAGCAGTTGAGCAGCCTGTTGTTGATGGCCCACGCCAGACGCCGCCGCTCCGGCTGGAATACCTGCTTCTCGGTCACTTCCATGGCCGTCTGCGCAGTCGCGCGATTGAAGTCCGTCGTGTATCCGGTGTACAGGTCCGGGAGCTGGAACGCGCTCTGCACCTTCCGCCTGTTGTTTTCGAGGTAGTCTTGGAAAAGCTCGTCCTTTTGCAGGATAGCAGCAAGGTCCTTGACCTCGACCTCCGGCCGGTTCTCGGCGTTGAATCCGGTGCGGTTGTCTGCCGCCTCCGTTTCCAGAACCATGAAACTGTGCTGGCCCGCCTCGCCTCGGATGCCGTTCATGTACTCCTTGAGCTTGGCGAAACTATCGTCCGTCAGGCTGCCGCCCTTTACCATAATCAGCAACGGGGTATGTCGGCCGTTCAGGAAGTAGTTATTGTTGAGGCTCTCCGCTCTCCGGGCTCCGTCTACGGTAAGGATGGAACCAACCCACCGGACCTTGCCGTATGTGGCGGTTCCGATGGCAAACTCGATTATTTCGTTGGCGCGGCTCTTGAACTCAAGCTCGGTGACGTACTCTCCGCTCGTCGGGTCCATGATTCGCGGGTCTCCGAACTCCTTGTAGTAGACCGTCTTGCCGTTGACGGTCTGCTTATACTTGCGGAACTTCCTCATGCGGTTCTCGGTGTGGTCCCGGTGGAAATACGTCACCTCGACGCGCGGGTCCAGCCTCCGGCTCTTTTCCACGCTGGGGGTATCCTCGATGAACTCAAGCTGAATGACGTTCCCGTCCATGTCCCGGATGACCTCTGCGTAGGCGCAGCCGTAGGTTTCCCGGGCCTCCACGATGTCCTCAAAGAGCTCGTTGCTCTCCTGCTCCATGTTGAGCATCTCGACGACCTCCACCGCCCGGTCCCACTCTGCTTTCATCTCCGGGGTTTCGTTCGCGTCTGCAAAGTCGTCTTTGTACCGGATGTCAATTCCGAATCCGGCGATGTTGGACTTGTAGGCTCGGATGCACTGCGGGAGTATGGTGCTTTCGTCCACCATCTTGGAAAGCCCTCGGAGGTCGAACGGTGGCTTTGCCCAAACGCCTGCCGTGTACGCCTCCTCCGGCGTGATTTGCAGGGAGCCGTCTGCTTTGGCGATGGGCTTCATCCCGCCGCGCTGCTCCGGGTCGTCCGCTTTAACGATGCGGACGTTTACCCGCTGCTGGGCGGGCTGCTTCTTGTCGCTCACTTCTTAACGTCTCCTCTCCTCTTGGGTTTGACCGGCAGGCACAGCAGGAGGATGCAGTCGGCCTCGTCGGGCGAGTGCATCCCGCGCTTCTTCATGGCGTCCTTGCTCTCCACGCGGATTTTTGCGTCGTCGGTCATGGAATACTTTCGTGTGGAAAGCTGGCCGACGAGGTCGTTATCGTTCGGGAGAATGAGCTGGACGGGCTTCTGTACGCCATCCGGCGTCTGCGGTGCAAGCAGGTTCTTCACGACGCTCATCATGTAGGTGGTGCTATCGTAGTAAAAGTCATGGTGTATGCGCTGGCCGAAGTAAACGGGGATAATATCCATCCACCAGAACCGCTCCGGCTGCTCGCGCTTTACGCGCCGCAGACGGTCCGTGACGCCGCCGCCGAGGCCGCTGTCGTCTATCTTGATGGGGACGGCCTTGTCGAAACGGTACTTTTCCATGAGCCTTAGGCCGAGCTCCATAATGTCGTCGGCCGTCTGCATAAGGTCCTGCCCGCTCTTGCGTTTGTAGAACATGGCCTTTTCGTCCACCTTGTAGCCGATGACGGTGCGGTCGTCGCCGTAACGGGCAACGTCGCAGCCGATGTCGATGCGGGTAGGCTTCGCCGGTTCCGTCCATTCGGTCATAATGGATTTTTCGACGAGCGGCAGGGGAATGAAAACATCGTTTTCCTGCCGGGGGAACTCTCCGGCCACGCGGACGCGGAAAACGTCGGAATCCTCGCCGTACATCTGGATGATGGTTTTAACAAAGTCATCCGAAACGCGGCTGCTGTTCCGGCCGTCCACATGGAACGTGGTGTAGCTGCCTCGGTTCTTGTGGTGGCTGTCATAAAAAAAGCCCGACAACTGCGTCGGGTTTCCACACATGAGCAGCCGCGCTCCGGGCGTCGAAAGCGCGCCCAGCACCGGCTCGAAAACTTTATCGTCCACGCCGCTGGCCTCGTCGATGATATAGAGGATGTCGTCGGCGTGAAATCCTTGTAGCGCGTCCGGCTTGCTGGCTGTTCGGGCTACTGCGAACCACTCCTCGGGGTACTGCTTCATGTAGACCTTTTCCTTTGTCCACATGAGCTCTCGCTCGAGGGCTTTGTTGTTGCGCAGCCACTTGCTTATTTCCGCCCACAGAATATCAAAAAGCTGATGCTGCGTCGGAGCTGTACAAGGGATTTTGGGAAACGGCCGGGTTGACATGAACCAAATAACAGTCCATGCCTCGACCGCACTCTTGCCGATGCCGTGGCCGCTGCGGACACTCGTCATCTGGTTCTGCGCCACGGAGTTTAGGATGGCGCGCTGGTTCTTGTCCGGCGTAACGTGGAGCAGGTCCTCGACAAAATCGGCCGGGTGGTCTGCGTAGTACAGGATAGCCTCTTGGGTCATCATGTCTGTTCTCCTCGTTTCCGGTTCTCGTATGCGGCTGCGATTTCATCGGCGAGGGAGAGGGTGGTCTCCTCCTGCTCCTCCGCCGTCTTTCCTCCGGCCGTGACGCCTGCCTCCTCCATCCGGTTATCCCGCTCAAGCTCCGTGGCCTTGTCGAGGAACTGGATAATATCCTTTGGCGTCATGGACCCATCCGGCAGATTCTTGAGCTCTGCGAGGGCTTTCTCTTGGAGCTGCAAGGCGATGCCGATGTGGCGGGTCCTCATTTTTTTGTACTTTTGGAGTGCCTCCTGTCGGGCCTTATCATCCAAGTGGTTGTCATACGCTCGGCAGCGTTCTCCCCACTTTTTCTCGCGGCTCCAACGCCCAATAAGCGTGTAACTTTTGGATAACTTTTCAGCAACGACCCGTAGGCTCCTGTTTGAGCCCATATCTCGGTAGATGGCAAATGCCTCGTAGGCCTGCGCGCTTTCGCCCGGTTGACGCTCCCAAAGGTCGTCTTTGGTCCTATTCGGCATTGTCCTCCTCTCCTCACTTTCGGCTCTGTCCCGGGCTGCGAGGCTCCGCGCCCGTAATCCAGAATAGGGTGCTTTCCGGTGCGATGCCGGAGCTCCTAAACCACTGCATCGTCTTTGCCTCGTAATGAGGATGCAGGCGAATGCCCCCCCATGTAGCCGCTGCGGACTTCTCGTATACGAATCCGGGGCTGTGGAAAAGGTCGTGGTACTCGAACTCTCGGTCTGCGCCGTACTTTTTGAGGGTCTCATGGATGAATCCGCGCCGGTCCGGGGCTGTGGCTACGAGGTGCATCCTCTTGACCCGCTTCCCGTACCTGTGCAGTCCTATCATCACGCCGGTGGCGGTGATGCCGCTGCCGCAGGTCATCACGAGGTTTTCTATATCGTCCGGGAGGTTCTCCGTCTGCGCCGCAACTGCGGTGAGCAGCGTGTCGCCGTACCCGATGATATTGATGCCGTACTGGACAATAAAGCTGTTTTCCTGCGCCGCCAGCTCTTTTGCGCGGGCGTGTAAAATGCTGTGGCGGCCGGAACGTGCTGCGAGCACTATGGACGCCCCATATTTCATCGCCAGCCGGGGCATAGGCAGAGCCGCAACGCTCTCCCGGGTGGTTCCGCCGTACACGATTCTGCACGGCATCCCGTTTGCCCGGGCAACCGCTGCGGTGATGGGTGCTTGTGGGGAGTGGATGCTGCAATACGTCAGCAGGCTCTTGTAGTCCTTCTTGACGCTGTTCACCAGCATCACGCATTGCCGGAGCTTTCCTCCGTTCACCTCTCCGGGGCCAAACGGGGCGTAAAGGTCGTCCCGCTTGATGTGCAGCCCGTCTACCTCCTGAACCGGCATCAGGCTGTACTCATTCATCCAGTCCAAACACCTTTCTGTGGTAGTCGGTCTTTTTGGCGAGCTCCTCCTGCATCAGGCCGTAAAAGCTCTGTTTTGCAATTTTGCGCCCGCTGCCCGCGCTCTGATTCAGCGTCTTGAACGGTCCACCTGTTCCGACTTCCTTCATCTTTTCCGTCGGCTCCGGGTTCTTGCCGTTCATCAGCATACAGAGGTTATACTCGTTCGGCCGGAATCCGGGCAGGCCGTCGATGCCGCAGCAGGTCATGCTGTCGCCCATCGCGCGGAGCCGGTTCTCTCCGCTGTAGAATTTCAGGCCGTACCGATGACACTCTGCCCTGATGGCCTCAAAATCGTGCCGCAGGCGGGGCAGCGGATAGCAGAAGTCGCCGCCGATTTTCGTCATTCCGGGTTTGGCCTTGAAGAACTTCATGCCCTCCACGATGACGCCGTAGGCTCCCGCATCCGCGATGCGAGGGACGTTCTCCATAACGTCGTGGAACACCTCGGGCATATACGGCTGGATGCGGACGATGGTGCGTTGCACTCTGGCCGATACCGTCTTGAGGATTGCGAGCCGCTCCTCGTAGCTGGGCGTCCCGCGTTCGAGGCGGTCGTACTTGCTGCACACCATGCTGATTTGCAGCACACAGTTGCACTGTGCCAACAGGTCGAGGTACTCCGGGTCCGCAATGAGGCGGCCCTTTGTGCTCACCACAAACGGATATTTCGTCTCCGCCAGCAGCTTGAGGCACTCGTAGCTGGCACGAATCTGCTTTTCGACTGGCTGGAACGGGTCACTCATGCCGCCCCAGTGGATAGGGATGTTCCAGTCGCACCACTCCGTTTCGTTGCCGCGCTTGCCCTCGATAAAGGAGCGCAGGCCGTCTACGCTTTCGTCACGCTCGATGTGACTAATGTCGTTCTTCTTCTGTGCGAAGCAGTACCGGCAACCGTGCGAGCAGCCGCGATAGGTGTCGAAACGCACGGGCAGGTTACAAAGAATAATCTGGCTCCCGCATTTGCAGCCCATTAAATTTCACCTCGAATCTTCTGGACGATGATGGCAACAAGGTCCTCTTTGCCGTTTTCTTTGATATACTCTTTCAGGACGTCGCGGTCCTCCGCGCTGAACTTGAGCGAGATGTTGAACGTCTCCTCGATGCTCTTGAGCTCGCTGTCGAGGAAGTCGCCGTCTACGAGGGCGTCCACGTTGTTCTCGAGGGCCTCGATTTCGTACAGGTCGAATCCCGTCTCCGGTGCTGCGTCTCCAAGGCCGTCCAGCAGCTCCTTGAGCTTTACCTCGTCCCATTCGCCGGTCACTTTGTTCATGGCGATGTTGAGCTGCTTCTCTGCGGTCTCGTCGAGGTCAACCACGGACACGTCCACTTCTGTGACGCCCTCGTTCATAAGAACGGTGAGCCGCTGGTGGCCGGACACGACACGGTTGGTGCGCCTGTTCCAAATGACAGGGACGACCATGCCGAACCGCTCAATGTTCCGCTTGAGCTTCTCGTACTCGTCATCACCGGGCATCAGCTCCACGCGAGGGTTGTACTCCGCGCGCTCCATGTCGGTGATTCTTTTTTTGATAATTTCCATCAGATAAGCCCCTTCGCCTTGTTCACGAGCAACTGCGCCAGTTCGACCTTGCCTGCTGGGTTCTCGTCAATGTACTTATCCATTGCCTCATGCACCTCCTCGGGCAGGGTGAACGTCATGGTGTAGCTTGTCGGCTCGCTCTTGCCGGTGTCGGAAAAGTCCTCGTTCAGCAGGTCCTCGATGTGGTCGTATGTCACCTTGAGGGCGTCGAGCTCCCAGTCCTCAAAGCCGGTGAGGGCCATTTCGCCCTGCTCTTTCAGCTCGTCCAGAATCGCGGTGAGCTTTTCGTTGTCCCACCGGCCAGAGATTTTGTTGAGCGAGACATTGAGGATGCGCTCCTCCTGTTCGTTGAGCTCGACCTCGACGACTTCGACCGTCTTGTAGCCCTGCTCCACCAGCACCTTGAGCCGCTGATGGCCGCCTACGATGTTGCCGGTGGTCCGGTTCCATACGATGGGCTCAACATAGCCGAAGGTCTCGATGCTCCGGGCCAGCTTTTCGTACTGCTTGTCGCCCGGTGCGAGGTCCTTCCTCGGGTTGTAGTCCGCCGGATGGAGGTCGCTCACCGGCAGGATGATAATTTTCATCTGCCGTTCCTCCGCGACCCTTTTCGGGTCTATAACGCATAAAAAATAAGGACCGCCCGGAGTCGGGCGGTCCTTTGTCAAGAAGGGAAATTTATTATGATGCCATGAAATTGTCTCTGCGCGCGGTTTTACCGCCTACATTGTATCTCAGGCCTTGCGCCCTGTCAATGCCGCATTTGTGCCCCAGAACGGGTCGTTTCGTTGCATGGTTAAGCCTTCTTGATGCCGTCGATGCCGAAAATCAAGGCCGACAGTGTAGCGCAGGCTGCGTCCACGTCCTTGTAGACGGTCCTCTTGTCAATGCTTTCCTTCTCTGCTACGGCGGCCGGAGAGAGCGGCCGGTCCCTCAGATACAGCGCCTCAATGACGCGGTAATGCCTCTGTTCGGTTTCGTCGAGGCTGTTCTCGCACACCACCTTGTAGATATCGAGCATCCGGTTCACATGGCGCATAATAATCTGCGTCCGGGCTGCGGACTTCATGATGCTCTCCACCTTGAGGTCATCCTCGAGCAGCTCGTCCAGTGCCTCCACAATTTCTTCAACGCTCTCCTCGCCGGTCGCTGCGCTGGCCGCGTCGTATACTGCATTGGCGCAGTTGGCATTAAGTGTAGTGTAGTTACGCAGCAGGAGTTTTGTGTTGCGGAATCGCCGGTCGCTCCGGCCGTCCCGGAACTTTTTGCGTTCCTGCTCTACGGCTTTGATGCTGGCCTCCGCTCCGAGATGGGCGGCGTCCGTCACAGCCGCCTCAATGCTCTCCTGCATCTCTTTTCCTAAGACGGCCCGAACAGCAGCAACGGCCGCCTTTGCCGCCACCTCTGCGGCCATTACCACAATTTCTTTTTCAGTCATTATGCTCCTCCTCGGGAACGCCCGGCAGCTCGCCGAGCAAGGCTTTGGAAATTTTCTTGAGCGTCTCGCAGGCTGCCACCACTTCGAGTGCAGAGACCCCGCTTTTCTTCATGGCCTCTGCGAGCTTGCCCGCGCTGTCCTCCGTGATGGGGACACCCATAAATGAGAATATCGGTTTTTCCATGTTCGGCTGCTCCCTCCGTATTTCGTTCACCAGCATAAAGCGTTCCGGCGTCGTCCAGTTCATCAGGCGGCTCAACCTGCACACGGCCGCGCGCCACTCGTCCGTCTCCGGCTTCGTTCCGTAGGGCATCCCGCAGAACGCCGTGAGCACGTCGCTCGCGCACGAGATCTGGTTGATGTCGTCCATCGTTGGAATGTCCCGCATCAGGTCCGGGGTAAAGCCCGGGCCAAACCGTACCGCGTATTCCTTGAGGTCCGGCTCCGTGACATAGCTCCGGCCGTACCGCTGCTTCATGCTGCGCCAGACTGTCCACGGGATTCTGTACATCCGCAGCCCGTCGAATGTGGCGAAGATGAAGCAGTGCGCGCCGAGGGTTGTGTAAGAATCGAGCTTTTTGACCTGCTCCGGTAGTACGCGGTCTTTGTTTAGCCTGCCCGTCCCGGTGCTCTTTGCCTCGAACATCACCGCGCGGCCTCCGAGCATGACGCCTTTGAAATCCGGTTCCGCCTTTTTTGTATACACCGCGCGGAACTGCCCCGACTTGTTCGGCTGGCTCACCGGTTTCATCGGCTCCGGCGTCTTGCTTATGTCGGCTCGGCCCGTCTCTGTCAAAAGAGCGCATGAGGCTTCTATCTGTTCTTCCAGCCTCCCGCCCTGCGCGCGGCTCCGTGCTCCCTGCAAGGCCCGGAGCGGGTCCTTTACCGGGCCGCTCATTCGAGGTAGCCCTGCTCTCGGGCGAACTCTGCGATTTTGTAGGCGGTCGCGCTCTTGATGCCCTTGCACTCTCCGGCGTCGAGCTGCTCGAGGAGCTGCGGCAGGGTCTTGCCCGGAGCCGGGGTCGATGCGCGCTGGGCCTCGGCTTCGGAGTAGCCGGTGTTGTAAGCCTCCTCCCGGATGTGGTCGATGTGCTCCACGAGCTTGTCGTCGGTCATCTTGCGCAGCTTCACGGCGCGCTCATGTACATTCTTCTCCTCGCCGGTCATCCGGCAGTTCCTTTTCTTCACTGGGTTCCCTCTCTTTCCAGCCGCTTGCAGCGGCCATTCTCATAGGCCATGCACTTCTCGCCGATGCACTTGCCAAACCTGTCCTTGTAGCTCTCCGCCACACGGTCCTGCGCTGTGCGCCAGTGCTCTCGCGTGAGCTTGCGCATGAACGGGCAGAATCTTGTTTCTTTACTCATGCGCCATCTCCTCCTCAAGCATCTTGCACCGGCCGTTGTTGTAGGCCATGCACTTCTTTTCCGAGCACCAGCCGAAACGCTCCGTTGTAATCTCAGTCCGGCTAATCCACGAGTAGCTCACTTCCCGTTTCGTGCTTTTCTTGTACGGGCAAAACATACCATCATCGCTCAT